TCTCTGTCCACATTCTTTCGTTCTCTTGAGCTTGTAGCTGTGCCTGTTCTTGTTGTTGCTTAAGCAGTGTAGCTTTCTGCTGCTGTTGAGTAGCTTGCAGACGAGTCAATGCTTTCTTAGCATGACGCTCCAAAATACCTGCGTCTTCGTAATCTTCTAAAGTCTCTGCAACTTCGTTAGCATCAAAGCCTTGAGATTCTAGGAAAGCAGATACTACACGTTTTTGTGTATTCAAGTCTCCTTCTTTAATCTCAAGTGCGCTAAAGTCTAACTCTGGTGTTGCTGCTTGGAAATACTTTTTAGGATCTCCACCGTTAGCTCTATAGTTAAGATACTCTTGAACATCTGGGAATGCGCCAAACACATTCTGCATTTGCTCTTGAGCCATCTTCTCTGCAGTAGCTTTGGTAAATTCTGTAAGTCCTTCAATGCTTTCGTCAAACTCTTGGTCTAACTCATAACCAAGTTTAGCTTGAAGTTCGCTAATAATAGACTCTTCTTCTTCTGATTGTTCTGTTGCTTCATCAAAGCTTTTAGGCTCATCACCAATCTCATTGTCTTCTTCCGCATGCGTTTCTTCTGCTTGCGGCTCATCAACAGACTCATCATCTTGTTGAGGTTCATCTTGTGGTTGCTCGTCTACTGCTTCAGAAGACTCTTCCACTACAGGTTCAGGAGTAGCTCCACTATCGTTAAAGATATCGCTAACACTGACCTTGCTTAAATCTAACTTATCTGCGCTCATTGCTGTAAAATTAAAGAATTATAAGGGGTTAATACTGTATTCAAAAAAGCCTTTTAATATAAACTTTTTATATGTTTTAGTCTGTTTTGTTTATTTTCTTCTCCTCAAGATCAAGCTTTCTGTTTTGAATTCGCTCGTTTGATTCGATTCGTTTTTCTTCCATAGCCACTCGTTGAATGTCCATGTAATCTGGAATACCGTTGTTATTAGCATCCTGATCTTGCTGACGTCCTGCAATTTTCATTGCTTCTACGTCTAGTTTGTTTTGACGGTCTGCTTGGTTCTCACCTGCTTCAAACTCTCTTGCTTCGGCTTGAGCTTGCATTTGCATTTGTTGCAGCTGCATTTGCTGTTCTTGCTGAGCTTGTTGTTGTTGAGCTTCAAGTTCTTGTCGTTTAACCTCTGCGTCTTTGACAAGTCGTTTAATGTTAGAGAAATTATCTGAGTCAAGGATTTCTGCAACCGTGCTAGGCTCAGATCCGTTTTGTGCAAACGATAGTGCAAGAGATTTAAATGTTTCAAGTTTAGTATTTTCCTTGCTAGAGTTTTTGGCAAACACTGCGTACTCAGCTTCTGAGAACTCTTGTCCGTCAATATCTAGCAACTCATTGCGATAATCCGAAGTAATGTATGCTGTCTTCTTACCACCACGCCAAGCAAACTTAGAGCAGTCTAATAGTCCTTGCATTTCTTTTTCTTCGTACTTCTCAAACTTACGGAACAACTCTTCCGTCATTACAGACGATTGGAATACAGCACGTTCTGTAGCACCTGAACCGTCTGACGCCATTACTTGTCCTTTACGCTGGCGAGTAATACCTACCAAGTCTTCCCACTCTTGCTTAATAGCTTGAAGTAGTTGGAACTGAGCACTGATATATTGCGACAGAGACATATCAAGAACTTGATACTGGTTAAAAGTAACACGCTCTTGGTTCTTACCCTCAGCAGTAGAATCAATAAATGCAAAACCCATTGCATCTGCATAGTACATGAACTTCTCTTCATCCCAGCCATGACGCTTAGGAATAGTGTTCATTTCTATAAGCGCAATCTTGTCTTTATTTTTCGCCATGGTAAGCTCCATACGATAATGGAACACGTTATAAAGAATCTGATAAGGAAGACCCATAGATACAATAGAAACGTTATCCGCATGACGGTTAGAATAGTGGCGACCATTATAAGGAAGTTTACATAAGCTGAGGTTAGTCATAGATGGACGCTGCACCTCAAACGGTTGAATGTTAACAAAGATATTGCTATCAATGCGGTAGCCTTCCCATACTTCATTAACCCAAAACCACTGGCACTTTTCTCCAGCATCTCTATCAGGCTTGTATGTTTCGTCTACTTCCATCTCCTGCAAGAAACCAAACTCATCTGTATATGTAAGAATACCTACCTTACGGAAAGACTTCCAGGTAACGTGCATTACTTCTACATAGCGATCAGTATCATCTTGCTCGTGTGTAGGGTTAAGAGCTGCGCCTAAGTACCCAGAGCCTTCTCTACGAGCGCTTGGTCTTTCAAGGTCATCTATTTGCTGAGGTGTCAACACATCATAGAATGCATCTACTACAGCATTAGTAGTCATAATCTTACGACGGACTACCCAATCACCATCTTCAATAAACTCAGTGTCAGGAGATTTTTGATAATCAATATCTAAAGGAGATACAATCTCAAACTCTACATCGTCCATACAAGTTCCTTTGTATGAATATACATGACCTGTAATAAGCCAATCAAAGAAAGCTTTTTGAAATTTATCTTCTAGATCCAAGTAGTCACGTAAGTAATCTAAAGACTGCTGCCCAATAATAGCACGTGCATCTTTATAGTTTACGTTCATAAACTGCTCTACTTCTTTTGGAGTAGGAACTTCTTGAGATTCTACACCCGTGTCTACACCTTGAGCGTTAAGCTCATTGATAAACATTTGTTGTAAAGAGTCTAGAACTTGTTTATGAATCTCTTCTGCTTTGCGAGAATGTAAATCCGCATTACGTACAACAACTTGGTAGCTGTTAGGACGTTTAGCTTTCTCACCCAATAGTAGATCTACTACCGGCTTGATAATGTTATAGTTACGAAGCTTAGCAGGGAAGTTTCTTTTCTTCCACTTTTCAGAGTTGTACGGATTGGTAACATAATTGTATCTACCCTCGTCTAACTCACCGTTGTATATTTCATACAAATCTACCAGACCTGCCTTGTCTGTGGATGAAAACGAAGACTCCGCAATGTAAGCTTGTATACACTTCTCCCCCCATTCCTGGTTTTTCTTGGAAGATGGTAGTTTTTGTTTCGGAATTAACGGCATCAAATTAAGGTTTACGTAAACAATTCACGATTAAAAAATGAGTCATTGCTGGTATAGCTTCGCTCTTCCGCTTCTTCAACTGTTCGGTTAAATAGCGCAATAAGATGAAACATACCAACAAGCAGTGCTGAAACCCTATCGAAGTTACCTTTCCTATTATACTTAATAAGCTCGTCTAGTAATGCTAAGTCGTAAATATAATGCAAATTTAACTTTTTTTCACCAGACTCTGAAACCCCACGCGGAGTTCTAAGCCAATCTCGTAAGTATATCTCTGCCTGACCCTTACGTTCTTTAGATCCCATAGAGGTTCCATACGTACGTCCAAGCTTACGAATACTGACGTTGTCGCTCTTACTAAATATTTCTGCTTCAGGCAACAGCCACTTTAAATTTCTTGTTCTTTTTGCGTAAGGTACTACTTCACCACGGTCGTTCTCAAAGCCGATACGTGCATTGTAATACTCTGCAAGCAAGAATAAGTTATGGTTAAACTCATCCTGTGTCTGAGGTCTACCTACATAACTAGCTACGATCATGTCGTCGGGCTTAGATATAGGGTTGACACGTTTAATTACATAGGCGGCGCCAAGCGATTTACCACTACCTCCGTCCTGTGCATATGGGTCATGTACTATAATGTACATATTATCAGGTATTTGACCCGAGTCATCTGTGTAAGGAGTTTGGTACATTACCACACATCCCTCTACATTAGACCCTTTGTCATGTGGAAACTTTAATACGGGTATAGCATTTTCGTTAGGTTTGAATTTTACACCGTTTTGAGATTGCATCAAATATCCATTTACCCCGATATTTTTAAAAATGCCAGTACGCATAATATTGTTGCGATGCTCAACAAGAGAAGCTGTAGGAAATACATTACCACTCTTTTGTAGAAAGGCTTCTTTAGGATTAAAAGGATATTCAGTGACATGCTTGTCAATAACACCAGCGTCTTTCGAGGTTCTTTTAATGTTCTCACGTTTAGCTTCTTCTGCAAGTCGGGCATCTGCAACAAGAGAGTTACCCTGATTGTCCATATATCCGACCTTGTTCTTGTAATCAGGAAAGAAGAATCCGCACGAAGTCCCTTCGGCTCCTTCATCCCAGATGTTGTCAAAGGCATAAAGATTGTATGTATCTGGGTTATAGAACATACTCTCAAAGTCAATTGTTCCACCTTCCATATCACCACCCGTTCCAAACAGAATCATTTGTCCCGTCGTAATACCACCATCTTCTACCGTAGGCTTAGTTGCCATAAACGAATCCTTGAGGTTGTCAAAGGCTCCACACTCTTCAAATATTACAAGAGTCGCATCCTTACCCCTCGCGGCATCCGGATTATCCTTAAATGTTATCGCCTCTACCTCAGACTTGTAACCACGCTCTACAGGCTGTCCGTTGATATACTCATAAAAACTGGCACGTTTATGATTCTGTTTATCTACAGCCTGACGACGCTTTGACCACGCAGTGTTCTCGTTTAAGAAGTTCATGTGATCTACCGTCATGGTCATAATACCTTTAGGATATAGGTATTTCTTGTCATGAGCACACAATAGCGTGTAACTATTCTTGATTGTGTTGTAGGTATTAGCAGCAATAGCAGAGTTCTTGTAAGAGAAGCCCTTACGACGGGCTTTGCCTACAATAACATGCTTACCTTCCTCACGTGCTTTTTGCAATGCAGTGAAGAATTCCCAATCGCCGTCCCAGAAGTCTGGAAAACTTACAATCTTTGTAGCGTTCTTGGTAACTTTTTCGTTACCAACCTTTGTAAGCTTGATCTGACAGAAGTTTAAATAGAAATAGTGGTGCCCTGTAATGTGCATACCGCCAACACTGTAGCCCTCACGACATCTACGCAGTTGTTCCTGCCAATACTCGTAATATGCTACAGATCCTGGCGTATCTGCACAGTAATACCCGTGTTTCAGGTAGTGTAACGCCTCTCTTCTAAACTCTTCTGTGTTTGTAAACATATTACCACTTACCTAATGGACATTCTGCGGTAGCTGCCAAAACCTTAGCGCCTAAAATGCAGCCACATCCCTTAGTTATTTTACCTGTTTTTACATGTGGTCCTTCTTTTCTAGGATCACATCTATTATAAGATCTTACTGGGCACGTCTCACAGACATTTAGTCTGCTATCTGCAAGCTTTCTCATGTCTGTATCTACACCCATGATTTTATCTTGCGCTAGTCGACCCCAGCCCTCTATGATTTCTTTAATCTGTTTCATTAGTCCTCAAACATACCTTTAGTTCCACCACCTTTTATACGAGCATCGTTAGATTGCTCTTTCTTAACCTTATCTTCTAGGTCAGATATTGTGTCTATAGCTTTTGGCAGTTTCTCACTCAGCTCTATAAGCTGTGTCACACTCTTTACAACGCTGCCGATGTCCACGGAATCCTCCGCCTCATCATCCATGGCATCAGCGAGCGTTTCATCAATGCGCATTCGTAGTGC